AGCGAATGATTGAACTTGATGAAGAACTTTCATCAATGTTTGTTCTCTACCGCGATGCAATTGAGTTCAAAGAGAAGGCAAGTGTTTATCGTGTCCTATCTGCCGAGGCTTACACAAAAGAAGGACTTAACCCTTCACCGCTTGTTATCTTTGACGAAGTCCACGCGCAACCATCGTGGGATTTATGGAACACGCTATCCCTTGCCGGTGGCGCTCGCGCGGATTCTTTACTTTTCGGCATTACAACTGCGGGCATCAAGAGCGACTCGGCAGGCCAAGATTCACTCTGCTACTCGCTCTATCAATACGGACAACAATTAGTCAAGGGCGAAAAGACTGACCCTTCGTTCTTCTTTGCTTGGTGGGAACCAACTGCCGTTGATGCCGACCATAGAAACCCGCAAGTTTGGGCAGAAGCTAATCCTGGTCTTGGCGATATTGTTGACATCGGTGATTTTGAGTCGGCAGTATTGCGAACACCTGAAGCAGAATTTAGAACCAAGAGATGCAACACTTTCGTTAGCACAACAACTGCTTGGCTTCCACAAGGATCGTGGGAAGCCTTAACTTATGAAGGCAGACCGCACATCCCTGGCGAAGATGTAGTTCTTGCCTTTGATGGTTCTTTCTCTAATGACTCAACAGCTCTTATCGCTTGGTATCTAGGCGGAGAAAAGCCTCATTGCTCAGTCATTGGATTATGGGAGAAGCCTGATAATGCAGAACAAGGATGGTTTGTGCCGGTGGCCGAAGTCGAAGCAGCCATCATTTCAACTGCACGAAATAATCGAATCACTGTGCGAGAGATTGTTTTCGACCCCGCAAGATGGAACCGAACATTTATGGTTCTCGATGAAGAGGGCTTGCCCGTTGTGGCTTATCCCAACTCAGCAGAGCGAATGGTTCCTGCAACACAAAAGTTCTACGAGGCAGTCGTCAATGAGTCATTCACTCACGATGGCAATGAAGGCTTGGCAAGGCACATCGCAAACTGTGTCACCAAACAATCAAGTCGCGGTGTGATGGTGGCAAAGGCCTCGGCTCGGCGCAAAGTCGATGCCGCAGTTGCTTCAATCTTTGGCTATGACAGAGCCACGCAACCGCCACCGCCGAAGCCCCCTGTCGCCAAATTCTTTTCAATTCAAGTCTGAGAGGCGTTATGAAAAAACTTGATGTGTCAATGCTAGTTGGGATTGGCGGTTTGATTATCGCAACAACAGGTCTTGCAATGTTCTCAGTTCCTCTTGCTCTTGTCTGCTTGGGGTCATTTCTAGTTTGGATTACGGAGAAGGCTAACTGATGGGAATTTCAAAGCGCATTCGCGTTCAAGGCGAGAAACGACAGAATGTAAATTCGCAATATGTCGAGCCAATCATTCCTGGTCGCCCTGCTTTTATGGCTCCGTCAGGAGTTGATGTCACACCTGATTCTGCAATCAGAATGTCAGCCGTTTATGCTTGTGTGCGTTTGCTTGGCGACACGATTTCATCGCTTCCTCTTGGTGCTTATGTGCGCAGAGGTCGCAATCGGATTTCTTATGCTGCTGCCTATGGCGAAACTCCTGTTTGGGTCAATAGACCAAACCCTGAAGCCTCACGCATTGAGTTCTTCGAGCAAGTCTTAGCTTCTCTTAATCTGCACGGCAACGCCTACATCTTGACAGTGCGAGATGAGAATGATGAAGTCTTTGAGCTTTATTGCTTGAATCCAAACGAAGTTCGCATTCGTAGACTTGGCCCAAATGAGCCTTTGGTTTATGAAATAACAATTCGTGAAGAAGGCGAAGTCAGAACTGAGATTCTTACGGGCAGAGAAATTCTGCATATTCCAATGTTTAGACTTCCAGGATCGTATTATGGTCTTGGCCCTGTCGCAGCTTGTCGCCTTGCAATAGGCGGCGCAATGGCAGCAGAAACTTATGCTGCTGCTTATTTTGGAAATGCTGCCAACCCTGGCGGTGTCATTGAAGTTGCTGGCGAACTTACGCAAGAGCAAGCACAAGACATCAGTCGTGATTGGAACATAACTCACACAGGCCCTTATCGCGCAGGCAAGATTGGCATTCTCTCAGGCGGAGCAATTTTCAAACCTTTGACATTAAACGCCCAAGATGCGCAGCTCCTAGACTCGCGCAGATTCGGGGTTGAGGAAATCGCAAGATTATTCCGTTGCCCTATCTCACTTCTTGGTCATCCTGTTGCTGGCGCAATGTCGTTTGCATCAGTTGAAGCGCAGAACCTTTCCTTTGTCCAACACAGTTTGCGCCCTTTACTTGAGCGCCTAGAACAGAGCTTTTCTAACTTGTTGCCTGAGCCTGATGGATTTATCAAGTTCAATCTTGATGCCTTGCTTCGTGGCACAACAATTGAACGCTATGATGCTTACACAAAAGGACTCCGCGAAGGTTTCTTATCTTTGAATGATGTTCGCTCAGTCGAAGACCTTGCACCAATCGGCGAAGCAGGCGATCAGTTCCGTGTTCCATTGCAGAACATTGATGCCTCTGATGCCAAGGATGTCGGCCTAAATCTAAGAGCCGACATTGTCAGCAAACTTGTTCAAGTTGGCTTTGACCCTGAAGAAGTCCTCAAGGCGGTTGAGATGGTTCCTATTGCACACACAGGCGTTCCAAGTTCTCAACTACAACCTATCTCACAGATTGACCCTAATGACCCTGCGGCTGCTTATGATGTTCGTGAGGCTCGCAATAATGGAACTGTTGTCAATGTTCCTGAGCCTGTTGTCAATGTCGCAGCTCCAAATGTGAACATCGAGCCTGCGATGGTGATGCTTGAATCACCTGAAATTCGCGTGGATGCACCAACTGTCAATGTTGCTTCGCCAACAGTTGAGGTCACAAATCAGATTGACCGGCGCAAGGTTCGCAAGAAAGTTATTCGTGACTCAGAAGGTCGAATCTCTGAAGTCATTGAAGAGTTCATTGAGGGGGATGAATAATGGCGACAGGTCTTAGTTCTTATCTAGCAAACAAATTCCTTGATGCCGTTGCAAACGCCGTGTCTTATTCTTCGGCGAATGTGTATATCAAACTTCACACAGGCGAGCCAGGGGCGAATGGAACTGCCAATGCTGCTACTGAAACGACTCGTCAAGAGGCGACCTTTGCAAGTGCTTCAAGTGGATCGGTTGCATCTGATGCTGCCGTCACTTGGACAAACATTGCTGGCTCTCAAGATGCTACTCATTTTTCTGCTTGGGATAATGTTAGTGCTGGCAATTTCTTATTCAGTGGCACTATCACTGGCAATGCTTACACTGCGGGTGATACTTATACAATCGCAAGTGGCTCTCTAACTGCATCCTTAACTTTGGCTTCTTAGTATGGCAGCCCAATTCCTTCTTGATGAAGGTGTCTTAGACACAGACTTACTTGGGCCAGTCATCATTGTTTCGGCAAATGCCGACCTTGGTGGCATATCATCAAGCGGAAGTTCATTAGTCACGCACCTCGTGACTATGGGCGCAGAGCTTGGTGGCTTATCTGCAAATGCAAACACCGCACGTGACACACCAGGCGGAGATGAAGGCGGAACAACTCACGGGTTCGTTCAACCTTATTTCCCACCAGTAATCCCACCGCAAGAAATAAAAATCTCAACAATTTATGCAGGCGCGGTCGCAGGCTTAGGCGCGGTCAATGCAAGCGCAATTTCTGAGATTTCGTTCTCCATAATGGAAGATGATGCAGAAGTTCTGCTTCTGATTTAGGAATCCAATGCCATATCTAATTTCCGACAAGCAAAGTGATTGCCAAGGTTGGGCAACTGTCAAAGAAGAATCAGATGGTTCTTATACGACTATCGGTTGCCACGACATCAAGCAAGATGCCATTGACCAAATGGTTGCCGTAAGTATTTCAGAGGACATTGAGCCAGGCGGAGAAGTAGCAACAAGAGCTTTGCCTGATAACTACCGACCAGCACTTTCAGATGATGTGCCTGAAGGTCGGGCTTGTGGAAATTGTTTCTTCTATAACGAATCAAAACAAAACGAAGAAGGAACAAAGGCTTGGTGTGAGCTTTGGGAAGATTTCGTTGATGGCGCTTATTACTGCAACAAGTGGCAAGCAGATGAAGCCTCAAGACAAGTTGATTTAACAGTTCCACAATTTATCCGCGACAATGCAGAGCGCGGTTTGAAATATGTAAGAGAAGGTTTTGGGGGCGATGGTCTGACCGACACCGCCAAGCGTGAAGCACGCGAGATGGCAGCAGGTAGGATCACCGAAAACAAAGTTCGCAAGATGGCACCTTGGTTTGCTCGTCATAAAGTTGACGGCCAAGCGCCAAAGAACAAAGACTCATCAAATCCTCAATATCCAGGCGCAGGTCTAGTGGCTTGGCTTATTTGGGGCGGAGATTCCAACTTCAGTGATAGAGCGCAAAATTGGGCGCAACGCAAGATTGATGCCCTCAACGCCGAAGCAGATTCAAGGAGCAAAATGGCAAAGAAAATTGAGCGTCGCACTTATAGTGTGCGCGATGTAGAAGCAAGAGCAGATGATGACGGGATGCGCCTTGCAGGTTATGCAGCAGTCTTTAATGACTCAAGCGTTCCCCTTCCTTTCAAAGAAAGCATTGCTCCTGGCGCTTTTAGAAAGACCTTAACTGAAACACCTGATGTGCGAATGCTAATCAACCACGAAGGTCTGCCAGTAGCTCGCACAAAGAATGGCACTTTGAAATTGGAAGAAGATGAGCGAGGTCTTCGCTTTGAAGCAGACCTTGCAGACACACAAGAGGGTCGTGATATTTACGAACTCGTCAAGCGTGGCGATGTGGATCAGATGTCCTTTGCCTTCCGAGTTATTCGTCAAAGATGGAACGATGATAGAAGTCGCCGAGTCTTGACTGAAGTGAGTTTGGCGGATGGCGATGTTTCAGTGGTCACCTATCCTGCTTACCCAACAACCACAGTCGAAGCGCGTGACCATATAAGGCAAGCAATGAAGGCTCTAAAAGAAGGCCGTGACATTGACGATGCGACAATGATGGTCTTGCAGACAATCTTTGATGATATGAGCGAAGGTCACGAATACATTATGAAGGCTCTTGGAGTCTTTGATTCTTTGATGGGTGACCGCAAGTATGGTGAAGATTATGAAATGGATGAAGACGAGGAAGACAAGAAGCGCGCCGTTGATGTTGTGGGCGATTTTGTCGAATGGGATTCATCAGGCGGAACTGCTCGCGGAAGAATCGTTCGTGTAGCAAGAGAGGGAAGCATCAATGTTCCTGGCTCAAGTTTCACAATAACCGCCGAAGAAGGCGACCCTGCGGTCTTGATTCGCCTCTATCGTGAACTCCGCGATGGCTATGTCGCAACCGACACTCTTGTCGGTCACAAGGCATCAGAGCTTCGCGCGATTGACCCACTTCCTGAACCAAGCGAAGAAGAAGCAGGTCGCAAGATTTCTCTGCGCCTCGCTCAAGCAATAATCAACTCAACAAAATAAGTTTCTGCTCAACAGAGCAGATTGAAGTCGGAGCCAACCTCGCACCCCGTTAAGCGCCGCGAGCATCTTGGCCACCACCTCGAAAACCTAAATCATAAGGAGCAAAACTCAATGTCATATCTTGACAAAGTAGTCGAGCGCCGTGATGCAGTCAAGGCAGAGATGGATGCAGTTCTTGAGGCAGTAGCTTCAGAGAATCGCACCGATCTCACCGCAGAGGAAACCGCTAAGGTTGATGCTCTAGTTGCTGAATCCCGCACACTCGATGACAAAATTGAAAAGCTCACTGCACAAGCAACAGCCGATGCAAAGGCCGCAGAAGCTCGTTCAGTAGTAGCAGAAATCGCAACACCTAAAGTTGGCGGTTTCAAAGTCACAAAAGAATCACGCACCTATGCCCCTGATTCAGATTCATCCTTCTTCAAGGATGCTTACAATGCTCAGTTTAAGTCTGACTATGCAGCGCAGGAAAGACTTGCTCGCCATCAGCGCGAGGAAGAAATCGAGCGCCGCGATGTCGGAACTGCACAGTTTGAGGGCTTAGTTATTCCTCAATACCTCACAGAGTTTGCAGCGACATTAGCACGCGCAGGTCGCCCATTCGCAGACTTTGCAACTGCAAAGCACACACTGCCACCAGCCGGAATGACCTTGAATATCTCAAGAATGACTACTGGCTCAAGCACTGCTGTTCAGGTCACACAGAACGATGCAGTTAGCGAAACCGATGTTGATGACACACTATTGACAATCAATGTTCGCACAATTGCTGGTCAGCAAGACCTATCCCGCCAAGCAATTGAGCGCGGAACAGGAATTGACCAATTCGTTGCTCAAGACCTAATTCGTTCTTGGCAGACCACATTGGATGCACAGATTCTAAATGGTGCAGGCACCGCAGGAACAATGCTCGGACTTCGTTCATCAAGCGGAAACGCAATCACCTTTACATCAACTGCTCCAACAGTTGCATTGCTATATCCAAAGCTCGCTGATGCAATCCAACAGATTCAGACCAATGCATTTGTGAATCCAACTCACTTCGTTATGCACCCACGCCGCCTAGCATTCCTACTTGCTGCGGTTGATACAACAAATCGCCCACTTGTAGTTCCAGCAGCAAGCGGCCCAACCAACTCAATTGGAACAGGCGCAGGCTCAGTTGCTTATGGCAACTCCGGTTATCAGATGATGGGCCTACCTATCATCACAGATGCAAACATTGGAACAACTTATGGAACAACCACAAACCAAGATGAAATCTATGTTGTGACTGCTCCTGAGTGCCATCTGTGGGAACAACCAGGTTCACCATTCACCCTTCGCTACGATGCGACAGGTGCAGGAAACCTAACAATCAAGACTGTTGTTTATGGATATGCCGCGTTCACCGCAGGTCGTTATCCACTAGCGAACTCGATTATTTCGGGAACAGGCTTGTCAGCACCAACCTTCTAGTCAATAGAAGAAAACTAAATTGTGTAAGAGCGTTCAAGGCCCCCCGACTTGGGCGCTCTTACACTTCTGAACGATTCGGGGGAATCAATGAAAACAGGTCACAAAGTTTCAATTGGGTCTTGCGACCCAGGGATGGTCAATGGCGGATTTGCCTACCATCTCATTCAATTAGCATCGGCACGCTCTAACAAACTCGGCCCCTTTGTTCGCATCAAAGGTTCAGGCTTACTTTCTAAACAACGCAATCGTGTTGTCAAGCACTTCTTAGACTCAACTGATTCAGATTGGCTTCTGATGATTGATTCAGATGAGCAGCTCGATGTTCTTACCTTTGATCGCTTATGCGAAACTGCACACGATAAAGAACGACCTGTTGTTGCAGGTCTAGTTTTCGCAGGCTTCGGCGTGGTAGGCAAGCCCTATCCAAAGCCTGTGCCAGCGATATTTCAAGATTCACCTGATGGATTTTTACCGCTTTACAAATACGACAAGAACGCAGTTTTTGAAATTGATGCCGCAGGCACAGGTTGCTTGATGGTTCACAGAAGCGTTCTTGAAGCAATACGCGAGGCAGCAGACCCAAATCAAGGCAAAGATTGGTGTTGGTTTTGGGATGGCCCTATCAAGGGAGAATGGATCGGAGAAGACTTGCTCTTCTGCCGCCGAATCAAATCGCTAGGTTTTCCAATCTATGTCAACACCGCAGCAATCCTTCCACATTCAAAGTCTTATTGGCTCAAGGAAGAACACCACGAATTATGGCGAGATTAAAACGCAAGGAAACGGCAATGGCTCTGCCTAAGTTAGAACGAGCAATTCAAACAACACCAAAGAAGAGGAAATCTAGTGGCAATCACCAACGGCTACGCGACTCTCGCGGAACTAAAGTCATCGCTGACGATAACTGACACAAGCGATGATGCTTTGCTTGAACTTGCAATAACTTCAACAAGCAGAATGATTGATGACTTTACAGGTCGCTTCTTCTATGCCAACGGAACTTCTCAAAGTCCTGTTGTTCGCTATTACACTCCAAATGACCCTTGGAGCCTTGCAGTGGATGATTTCGTTTCCATCTCTGAAATTGCAACTGATGACAACTTCAATCAAACTTGGTCAACTGTTTGGGCGACTTCTGACTTTATGGTCGAACCTATCAACAACCCTCGCCGTGGTTGGCCCTATACAAGACTTTTAGCAACAGGGCGTTATGTTTGGCCTTACTATCTTCCTCAAGCCTGCAAAATCACAGGCGTTTGGGGATGGCCTGCCGTTCCTTCTGAAGTGAATCAAGCCTGCATCATTCAAAGCTCAAGAATCTTTGTGCGAAAACAATCGCCGTTTGGTATCGCAGGAACTCCTGAACTTGGCACTGTCAGACTTTCATCTCGCCTTGACCCTGATGTCGAGGCCTTCCTTCGCCCTATGAAGAGAAACAATGGTTTGGCAGTATGAATCCAAGCCAAGTTCGAGATGGTCTTAAAACTAATCTTCAAACCATCACAGGGCTTCGAGTCTATGACTTAATCCCTGACACAGTGACACCGCCTGCCGCAGTTGTAGGCCAACTAGATTTCACATTCGACATCGACAACGCGCGTGGTTTAGACCAAGCTCAAGTTGATGTTCTTGTGATTGTGCAACGCTTTTCAGAACGCTCAGGACAAGACAAGTTGGATGCCTTCCTTGCAGGAACAGGTGCCGGCTCTATTAAGACCGCGCTAGAAAGTGATCGCACTTTGTCGGGAGCAGTGAACACCTTGCGTGTCACAGGAGCCGAAGCAGGCACTTATGACTCACAGGGAGTTTCATTTCTCTCTTACCGATACAGACTCACGATTTGGGGATAGGAGAAATCTAATGGCTTACAAGGTCATCTCAGGCCGCGAGGTCTGTGGAAAAAAACAAGGTGAGATTCTTACCTTGAAAGAGATAGAAGATGCAGGCGCAAACAGTGATGCTCTCATTGCAAGTGGCCACATTCAAGCAAGTCAACCAACCATCAAACCAGCACTATCAGAAGGAGCCAAAAACTAATGGCACGCATCGTCTTAACAAACGCCCTAGTCACAATCAACGCCGTTGATTTAAGTGATTTGGTGGCATCAATTACCCTTAGTAGCTCCATTGACAGTATTGAAACCACTGCATTTGGAACTTCAGGAGCAAGGTCACGCATTGGCGGTCTTGCAGATAACTCAATCAGTCTTGAATTTCACCAAGACTATTCGACTTCAGAAGTTGAAGCGACAATTTTCCCACTTATTGGAACAGTCACAACTGTCACTGTGAAGCCAGTGAATGCTGCGACAAGTGCAACAAATCCACTTTACACAATCTCAGCTCTTGTTTCTGAGTGGACACCACTTAACGGAGCAGTGGGCGAACTTGCAACTGCATCTGTCACTTGGCCAGTAAGCGGCGCAATCGTAAAGACCACAAGCTAAAATGGCTCGACTGGTTCTCACAAATGCCTTTGTGACTTTCGCATCAACCGACTTGTCGGATCACATTGCGAGCGTGTCACTAAACACCACCTTTGACATCGTTGAAACAACAGCGTTTGGTGACACGGCAAAAAAGAGAGTGGCCGGACTTGCAGATAACTCTGTAAGTTTCGAGTTCCACCAGGACTACGCTTCAGGCTCGGTTGAATCTACGATTTATCCGTTGCTCGGAACCGCAGTCGCTTGTGAGGTCAGACCTGTCAACACATCAGTCAGCGCAACAAACCCAAAATACAATTTCTCAGTTCTAATTGCCGAATGGACACCTCTCAACGGCGCTGTGGGAGAATTAGCAACTGCGAGTGTGACTTGGCCTATTTCGGGCGCAATCACAAAATCAACAACACCTTAAAACAACAGGGGGAAACAAATGGATGGCTTAAAAATCCGTGTTCGCACTACCGATGGAACCGATGCAACTTATTCGCTTCGACCAAGAGTGATTGTGGAGTTTGAGCAGAAGTATCAAAAGGGCTTGGCAAAACTTATTGCCGAAGAGCAGAAACTAGAGCATATCTACTTCCTGGCTTGGTCAGCGATGAAGCACAATGGTCGCGTTGTCAAACCTTTTGGCCCTGACTTCTTAGACACTCTTGAAGAAGTGACCTTGGTGACAGACCCTTCTTCCGAATCCACAGAGATAGCCTGACCTATCAAATAGCAGCTCTCTCTGTGGAGTCGGGAATTTCGCCGGTGGCATTACTTGATGCCCCTGACGGAGTGTTAGAAGCAATTTTCGTTTACATCAAAGAACGAGCAAAGGCGCGAAGCAAATGAGATTCACTCAATACACGATGGAACTCCAAGGCATTGATTCAACCATTGCTGCAATTGAGCGTTTCGCGCCTGATCTTAAAAGAGAACTAGACAAAGAAGTCAAAGGTGTAGTTTCCACAATAGTTCAAGAAGCCCGTGATTATCTGCCTTTTGACATTCGACCTTCAGGTTGGGCAAGACAGATGAAGTTTGCAGGCTTTGTAGGGCCTTTGGAAAAAGGTGCGAGTCGCACTTCATCTTTTGTGACCTATGATGTGGCTAAAGCAAAAGCAGGCATCAAAGCGGTTTCGCCTACAAGTCGCAGAGGCACGACAGGGTTTCGCAATGCGTATGGTGTTATTCAACGCGACAAAGCAGGCGCAATCTTTGAAACCGCAGGTCGTGGAAGTAGTGCATCGAGAGCTAGAACTCGCGCTTCAAATTCAACAAATCCAAAAGCATCTGAGCAATTTATTCAGACAGTTGAAAAGTATTATGGCGTTCTTCCGACTGCAAGGCACGAGGGCAATGACAAAGGTCGCGCCTTGATTAAGGCAACCGACAACAACCGCAAGAACGCACAAGGTAAAATCTTTAGTGCTATCAAAAGCGCGGAGTCCAAAGCACAAGCACGAATGGATGCAAATTTAAGCAAGAGAGAAGGTTGACAGATGGCAATTTTTGAACGCATTGTCACTGTTTACAATGACAAAGGCTCAAAGCAAGCCGTCAAAGACCTAAACAAATTAGAGAAACAGTTTGGCAATGCTGGCAAGAAGATTGCCAAGGCGTTCGCGGTCGCAACTGTCGCCGCAGGCGCTCTTGCCATAAAGATTGGCAAGGATGCCGTTCAAGCAGCAATGGCAGATGAGAAGAGCCAAGTCCTTCTTGCCAATGCTCTGCGAAATACAGTCGGCGCGAGTAGCGAAGCCATAGCAGCTTCAGAGGCATTGATTCTCTCCCTGCAAAATCAACTCGGCGTTGCCGATGATGAATTGCGACCTGCCTTGGCGGTTTTGGCAACCGCCAGTGGCGATTTGGCTCAGGCGCAAACCCTTCTTGGACTCTCCCTTGATGTAGCCGCAGGATCAGGCAAGAGCCTTTCAACAATAACATCAGCTCTTGCCAAGGCTCAAAATGGCAACTTCACTGCGCTTCAAAGATTATTTCCTGCCCTTGATAGAAACGCAATTGCAAGTGGCGACTTGGTTGCACTCACTCAACAACTTGCTGACCTCTATGGCGGTGCAGCGCAAGACAATGCCAACACCTTTGCCGGTCAGATAAGTATTCTCAAACTTCGCTTTGGCGAGATTCTTGAAACTATCGGTTATCGCTTTCTTCCAATTTTGCAAAACCTTGTCAAAATAATCAATGAACAAGTTGTTCCTGCCATAGATGCTTGGCTTGAAGCCAATGGCGAAAGATTGGCAGGGGTCTTCGAAAATGCCGTTGGCTATGTAGTTGCTTTTGCCCAAAGCCTTTTTGATGCCTTCAATTTTGTTGCTAGAAATATCAATGTCTTCAAACAATTAGGCGCAGTCATCATTGCAACCTTTGCTGGTGCAAAAGTCGCGGCTGCCGTCAGCGCACTAATTGGCGCAATAAAAGCAATTATTACTGTCACAAAAGCCCTGCGCACCGCTACTCTAGGCGCGGCAGCAGCTCAAGCTTTATTGACCGGCGGTATTTCTGCTGCTGCGGGCGCAACTGCCTTCGCTGCTGCCTTATACGGCATCAATAAAGCAATGGATAAATTCGGCGATACTGCTGACAAAACATCCGACAAATTAGATTTTGATTTCAAAGGCTTAAAACTTGGTGCTAATGATTACACCAAAGGCCTTGAAAAACTTACTGTCACACAGACCAAGAACACTGCCGCTTCTAAGAAGGCAGCAGCATCGGCAGCCTTGGAACTTGCAACAAAGAAGGCGTTGGCTGCCCTTGCCAAATTAGGCGTGAAGCCAACAACTGAGAAAGACCCAATTCAACTTGAGGCTGCTCGCCTAAATCTTTTGAAACAAGCAAACTTAGAAGAATCTCGCAAAGTTGCTGCACTAATTGCCAACGCCGAAGCTCAGATGAAGGTCAATGATAACGCGCAGCGTTATGCAGACATTTTGCAGGTGCTATCGGATCAAACAATTTCAAGCGAAGAAGTTTCTGTCCTTGCCGCAAAGTGGGGCGTGACCACAGGGCAAGTCCTTGAATACATTGCCCGAATCTATGCCGCAAGCACCACAGACCTAAATGACGGCCCAATTGTTAACCTGCTGATGAAGTGGGGTCTGACAAAAGAAGAAGCCGAGAAGTATGTAGATTTTACCCGCGCCCTTGCTGACGAAAAAATTGACGATTCGGAAATCGAAGAGTTGATGAAAAAATGGGGAATGAGCCGTCAGGGTGTTCTTGATTATGCCAAGACAGTTCAAGATGGCACTGCCCTTCAAGCCGCAATTTCTAAAAGTTGGGCTTTGCCAGGAGATGAGGCAGCGCAATCTTGGCGCAATGCTCTTGCAGCTCTGAATGCATATCTTGCCGCCCTCGGTGCCAAGCCTGGCCCTGGCCCTGGCCCTGGCCCTGGCCCTGGCCCTAGTCCTGAACCTGGCCCTAGAGTCATTCCAAACCCTTTCAATCCTGCTTCTGCAAGTGTCACCGCTAAGGCGGTTCAAGAGCAAATTGACACCTTGACTTCTTTGCGAGAGAGCGAAGAAAAAGGCACCGCAATTAGTGTCTTACTCAAAGAACACATTGACACTTTGACTGATTCTATTAGCGCATCAGGGCTTGGCGCTCTTAGTGATGAGCAAGCAAGATTAAGAGCAATGGGAACCTTTAACACTCCTACACCCTCAACCTTTGACCCTGGCTCTTTCCGTATGGCAGAAAATGCAGGAATGACTGTCAATGTCACTGTTGAAGGCAATGTTCAAACAGAGGCAGATTTGGCTAATGCAATTCGTCAGCGAATCTTGTTAGAACAACAAAGCGGTAATCCGATTCTCTTTGTTGGCGGTCTGTAATGCCAGGCACTCCGCTTCTTGGGGTCAGCATTGACTTCGCAAATGGGCCTGCCTTTGGAAACCCTCTAATTCTAGATGATCCTTCAACTCCCCTTGGCACGGGCATCTTGGCAGATGCGCCGGCAGATGTCGTTGATGTAAGTGACATCGCCCTTCGCGTTTCCATCCGCCGAGGCCGAAACCGAGTTCTTAATAGCTTTGAAGCAGGCACCGCCACTGTCGTCTTAGAAGACGAGAATGGCGACTATAACCCGCAAAATACTTCATCGCCTTACTATGGCAAACTCTTGCCTCTTCGCAAGATTCGCATCTATGCAGATTATGACGATGGCAGTGGCCTTGACCGCTATTATCTTTTCTCAGGCTACATCACAAGTTTTGACAACACATTCAGGCTTGGCAACGATGAAGTTTCAACTGTGACTTTCCAATGTGTCGATGCCTTCCGCCTTTTGCAGAATGTTCAAATCACGACTGTTGCGGGTTCTTCCGCCGGTCAAACCACGGGGGCGCGCATTGAGAACTTGCTAGATTTGGCAAGTTTCCCTGTAAGCCAAAGAGTGATTGATGTAGGCGACACGCTAGTTCAAGCCGACCCTGCAACCTCACGAAGCCTACTTGCAGCTTGTCAGAATATAGAACAGAGCGAACTCGGTGGCTTCTTCATTGATGATGAAGGCAATGCAGTCTTTCTATCAAGGTCAACAGTTTCAGAAAAGGCTGACGAAACGCCTTTGTTGTTCAATGACAATGGCACTGACATTTCATATCAAAGCATTGACTTTGCCTACGATGACACACAGATTTTCAACGACATCAGTGTCACGCGCTTAAACGGAGTTTTGCAGAATGTGCAGTCAACAAGCTCGATAGAAACCTTCTTCATTCACTCAGGATCGCGCTCTGACCTTCTAATGCAGACCGATGCCGAGGCCTTAGACCAGGCTTCAATGCTTCTAAATGCCCGCGAAAATGCCTTGCTTCGCATTGATTCCATTGGCTTAAACCTTATGGATTCGACCGCCTCAAATCGCATTGTGGCAGGTCTTGAATCAGATTTGTTCACCCTGATAAATGTCACCAAGACAGGTCAGGCATCCTCAACCTTTACCCTTGAGCTATTCGTTCAAGGCATTCAGCACGACATAACACCGAACACTTGGACAACACGCTTCCTCACCGCAGAACCTATAATTCAGGCATTCATCTTGGATTCCGCAATCCAAGGTCTGCTTGATGGAACTGTGGGAGTTCTTTCATACTAAGGAGAAATGATGGCTAAACAGACCTTCACAACAGGTCAAGTTTTGACCGCAGCGCAAATGACATCGCTGCAACAAACTGCAATGCTTGGTGGCGCAGCAAATGCAAAGGTTGCCTCTTATGTTCTAGTGGCTGCCGATGCTGGTGATGCGATAACGATGAGCAATGCCAGCGCAACAACAATCACTGTGAACACAGGTTTGTTTGCGGCAGGTGACATTGTCACAATCATCAATCTTGGCGCAGGTGTTTGCACAATTACCGCAGGCACCGCAACTGTCACAACTTCAGGATCACTTGCTCTTGCTCAAAATCAAGGTGGCGTTCTTCGCTTCACAAGTGCGAGCGCAGCAATCTTCTTCCAGTTCGCAACACCTGCTTCGGGCGACATCGAAGGTGTCACCGCCGGAACAGGAATCTCAGGTGGCGGAACAAGCGGAACTGTGACCATCACAAACTCGATGGCAACCGAAATCACGGCCAAGGGCGACCTTATCGTGGGAACGGGAAATGCCACTTTCGACAACCTTCCAGTCGGAACAAACGGCTACACACTTGTAGCGGATAGTGTTGAAGCAACAGGTCTAAAGTGGGCTGCGCCTAGCGCAAGCTCTGGCCCAGCATTTAGAGCTTTTAGAAACACATCGGTTCAAAATGTCACGGGTGACACTTTTACAAAAGTGGAACTTAATGCCGAAACTTTTGATACAGCTTCTTGTTTTGATAGCACTACTAATTATAGATTTACGCCAAATGTTGCAGGTTATTACAAATTTACAGGGTCGGTAGATGGTGAGGTTCAAGTGTCTAGCAGCACCTACGGCAGAGCCGCAATCTACAAAAATGGTTCAGTTGCGGCGCTAGGTGTCAAAGTTCCAGGATTTCAAGACGAATTTTTGTCGCAGGTTAGTGACTTAATCTATATGAACGGCACTACGGATTATGTCGAATTGTTTGGATATATCAGAGCAGGCTCAGTAAATGAAAATATAATCAACGGAACAACAATTACCTATTTTGAAGGCGTATGGATAAGGAGCTAAAATGAACTTATGGCAACAGATTATTAATCACTATCCTGAATTATTGGACAAAGATTTGCAACGCGAAGGAATCTATTTGCAAAATGATAGCGATGGCGCTGGTGATTATATTAAAAAATGGGATTACGAGCAGCCAATACCAGATGGGCTTACACTAGGCAAGCCCACCGCTTAGCACAATCTTTATAGATTGTGCTAAAGACCAAGGGCTTTAAGATCATCTGCATCAAGACCTAAAGCAGCCAACTTCGCCTCGGCTGCCGATTTCTTGGCTTGCTCTGCTGCTAGGTCTGCTGCTACTTTTGCTTGATATGCAATCCAGCCTGCCTCAATTTCCAACATTGTGGGTTGCGGTTCTTGAGATTCCCAATTAACAATTTCTGAATCATTAACTGCAAAACCTGCATCAGGACAAATAAACGCAATTGCTTTAACAATTTGAGAGTGTTCTAACATTATGCACCTAATTCCATTAGAATGATTGAACTTCCATTTGTGGGATTTGCTACACAAAAACGACCTGCACCCGCATCTTGAAGCGCAATTTGCGTTTTATATGTTGTGGCTGATGTTGTTGCTGGCGAATCTTTGTAAGAATATGCTATTGATGTTTGAACATCATTATATGTCACACCGCTTGCAGCGGCTTCAATTTTTGGCGCAGACAACAATTCTAGAATTTCGGTTGCCCCTCGCACTAAACGAGTTTTGCCTCTTACCAAAGCAGCATTATTTTGGACATCAATTTGCTGTGTCACAATTGCTAAAATTGTTGAAGTTGCCGAAGTTGGCGTTATTGTTGCCGTCAAATTAGAATCAACATAAGTTGTAGAATTATTCACTGAAACTGATGTAGAAGTTGAACCGAAAACAATTTGTTTAATCGGACTACCAGCAGGTGCAGCGTAAGCCAACCCTGTTGCGGTTGAACTATCCGCTACGAGATAGGGAATGTTCTTGGAACAATCTCTAAGGATTGTGCCAGGACTATTGACAGGCGGTATAGTGTCGCCCCTATGAAACTGACACCGATGGATGAGATGAAGGCAAAACTTCAGGCTCGATACGAAATGCAGGGCTTCTCAGAAGCTCTATTCCGCAACGATTGGAACTTAATCCTGCGAATGGGAGTCCACCCACAAAAGGCAACTGTTGAGGACATACAACGAACAGTCACATCTCCTGTGGCAACCTCAACAAAAGGCACCTACGCCGCACGCTTCCGATCCATATTCAAGACCTTAAACAAAATGAAGGTTATCGATAACAACGCTTATCTCGACCTGCCGCCTGTTCGCAAGAGTCGCGGTCTGCCTCATCCCCTGACGGGCAATGAGGCTCGACTTGTTATGACAGAGGCGGAAATGCCGATGCGCCATTGGTTCATCATTGCGTGCAGTGCAGGCCTTCGAGCAATGGAAGTTGCAAACCTTCGAGGCATTGATTTAGAGCAACGCGATGATGGCTACATCCTAAGAGTTGCAGGCAAAGGCGGAACTGACCTAACAATTCCGATAGCGCCAAAAGTCGCCGAAGTCATCTTGAGCTACAACACGCAAGGTCGCCTTTGGGATATTACAAGCAACGCCTTGTCGAAGATGACAAGCGCAGAGATGAAGCGCCTTGGTATTGCAAACAAGACCTTCCACGCCTGCCGACATTATTTTGCAACCAATATGCTTGAGAAATCAGGCGGTGACCTTTTGGCAGTGCGCGACTTGATGCGCCACTCGTCAGTTGCCACCACTCAGGTCTATACACAATTAGCTTCGGGGAGAACAAGATCACTCGTCAATCTCTTGTAAAGGAGAAATCTCTTGGGAATCTCAACCCGCCAAGTCAGCGTTGGCACAAGTCCCACACCTCTTGTTGATGCGACAGGGGAAGCCGAAACTGTTGTCCTGCATTCTTCAGGTGGTGCCATCTACATTGGCAATTCTGATGTCACAACTTCCACTGGCTACAAAATGGACAACGGCGACAAGCTCGTTGTGGAGAATCACGAAACAGGAATTTGGGGCATTGTTGCCTCATC